TTATTTTTGCGCGCCGCGTTTGTATATGCGCGCAGGCCGCAGCCGCAGGCCGCAGGATAAACAATTGGTTTTTGTTTCATTGTGTTGTATAGTGATTTATTGAATGGGAGTTAAAGAGATGAAATCAGGAATCATATATCGCGGTCCCTCGGAGATAGACGGCCAGCCTATCGTGGTCATAGCGATAGCCAAAACCCGGAACACGAAAACCGGCGACATGGTGCAAACCTATATCCTATGTGACAACGGACTCGATCCAATGCTGAATAACAAACTCGGCCATGATTATAGCATCTGCGGAGACTGTCAGTTCCGAGGTGAGCCGGTCGCAGCAGACGCGCCGGGCAAACATGCCAAAGGCCGCAGGTGCTACGTCAAACTTTTTCAGGGTGTCTTGATGACATGGAAGCACCTGCAAAAAGGGGGCTATCCTGTAATTAGGGGACATGATGCCATTGCCGAGGTAGGCGCAGGACGCATGGTGCGAATCGGAACCTATGGCGATGGCGCCGCAGTTCCAAAATATATCTGGGATAGTCTGCTATCTAAGGCGGTAGGTCATACGGCTTACACTCACCAGGACGGTCTAGTCCCGACCGATCCCGATCTATTCATGATTAGCGCAGACACCGAAGCCGAAGCCGTCGCAGCATGGCAGGATGGCAAGCGGACATTTCGCGTGATCCAAAACACCGATCAACTACTGGCTGGTTTTGAGATCCTATGCCCGGCCAGCAAAGAAGCCGGGCGCCGGGCCACGTGCAACACGTGCAAACTTTGCGCCGGCGCTTCCAAAAAGGCAAAATCCATTGCAATCGTTCAACACTGACAGCCCGAGTCATACCTCGGGCTGCTGCTCGGGCTTCGCGCGCCAGATCGACAGGGCCGCAGGCCGCAGGTTCGCAGGCAACTTGCGTATCGGCCCATGCCATAAGGGCGCAGGGCCGCAGGCGCAGAGGTCATCGATCCGCGAATCATGGATTTCGAGCGCATGTCTGCCCTCAAATAAAAATACATCACCGGTCGAGGGTGCATGTAGCAAGAAAAAACTAACGCCACCGCAACGCGAATGCGCCAGATTCCAAGCAATTTGGGATTTAGACACCGAGACTCGGTTATTCTTTATTATTTTTAATTCCAGCCAAAACGGCACACCATCCATGCAAACATACACATCTGGCATGCCCTGCGATGAACGGTTCTCAACCCGTTGCGCGTGTGTCTTGTTCGGTAAATTCTGCTTCAACGATTTCCACAGAGTCGCTTCTGTCTTTGGCATCGGCCACCTGTTTCATGTCGGTGAAGGCATGGGGATACTGGCTTCTGATCGAGGCCAGCCTCGCAACGATCTCTTCCCGCGAAAGTTTGTCAAGCTGGTGGACGTGAGTAGACTCGCGTCTGTCGATAGTCAAACCGCCAAGCGAGGATCGAATCTTCTCGGCGTTGATCGCGGCAGAAAACTGTCCTGCCTCTTCAGCGGCGATGGACAAATCTTCAAACCGTTTAAGTTGGTTGAGCAAGGTCACGCCGTATCGACGTTCGCGTGCTTCTCGAAGTTCTTTGATCAGAACAGGGACATCGGGGAAGCTGTGGCCGTCAAGAAGTTTTGCGGCTTGGACAGCGGCACTCTTTTCAGCGTACCCGGCTTTGCGCGCACACTCGGCATTCGAGTATCGACCCTCGACATAATATTTGGCGAAGGTGCGTTGTCTCTCGGTCAATCCAGCAGGGCGTCCCATGTCTCGTGTATAACGAATTTTTCCGGGTTTCGTCAAACATTTCGAAAAAGCACGCGCGTTCCAATAGGGCAAACGGCTGTTTGTGACACTTATCTGTCTTGTTGTGACACTACAAAATCTC